GATTAAGATTGAATGGATTGTACTGACCATTCTGGAAGAATGGTATCATAGCGTCCTTAACCTCGTTCTGATTCTCAGGTGTCATACCGTCTATCTTACCATCTATGACAACCTTGACTGTGTGCTCCTGGGTTATAGTAGCCTTCTTGTCTAGGGATTTCTCCCAGTTCTCGATGGCATCAGAGAAGTCTACCAACCAGTTAGGTTGCTGGAATCCCATTTCCTTTAGGGCTGCTTCCTTAGTCAATGGCCCCTTACCAAGAGATAGGATATCCGGGGTATTGGTCAAGGAGGGTATTACAGGAGCAGGAGTAGGCTGTTTAGCATGAGCCTTTAGCATTTCTCCAAATCTAGCAGCATCCCCATTTGGGTCTAACATCTTACGGAATTCCTCTTGCTTCCTAACGCTCTCGTCTTTGGATAGCTGTAGTATCTCCTCGTTGGACTTGCTAGCCGACTCTGGATGATTGAACTTGTAGTTACGCACAGCTAGATCATCAGCCGCTTCTTTACGACCTTCCTTACTGAAGCGATCTGACACATCATCCCATAGGCGTTTACCTACCCAAGACTTGGTTTCCTTGTGTACCTCCTGTTGTGCAAAGGGATTGTCGAATAGACCAGGAGTATTGTACTTATCTCCTTCCCTATGCCCCCAGAACCAGTCTGCGAAGTCATAGCCTATTTTGTCTACGAAGTCAAAGGTCATTACTTGACCTACTGGGCCAAGTACCTTTCCCCCACCCTTGAGTAGGTTCTTCCCACCCTTGCCAAGACTGTTCCAGAAACCACCCTTAGGAGGTGCAGGTGGAGTAGGGGGAACAGGTGGAGTACTAGGGGGTAGAGGTTGACCATTTGGGCCAAGTATAACAGGAGGTCTAGCCCCACCTGTAGGTGGTGTACCGCCCGTAGGGGGTACTGGAGGTGTTCCTGTGGGAGGGGTACCTCCACCTCCACCACGTAACCTATTCCACCATCCTGCTATACCACCACCTGCACCTGCCGCTCCACCTGCTGCCCCAGCAGCACCTATAGTAGGTCTAATAGCCTTGTAGCCCTTTTGCAGTAGACTGCCAGCACCACGTATAATCTTACCTCCAAACAACATGCCACCTAGAGCACCACCAAATACGGCAGTCTTTTGAGCCCAGTCAGGCATACTGTTGAACTTATCCATGACCCAGCTACCAGTTGCCTCATACTCGTCTGCTACGTTACGCTGACGAATCTCTTGGGCAGCGTCATTCACTTGCCTTGTAGCCGTTTCAGAGTCCTTATAGGAGTCTGTTTGCTCAGACAGCTTTTGAGTACCTAAGTTCTCTAGCATGTCTGGAGTAAACTCCATTTCCCCATTCTTGATCTTATCAAAGGTGCCGTTCTTTTCTAGCTCCTCTATTTGGTGCAATGACAGACCGAAATTCCTCAAGGCTAGGTTACGCATCTCTCTAGTTCCTAGACCCTTGTCTGTATTCTGTAGAATACGTTTAAGGTTGTCTGGGTTAGATAGACCTTCCTCCTTCAATAGCTGGAGTTGGTAGTAACCTTCAATCCCTGTGAATTCAGTACCCTTACCCATTAGAAGTTCTAGGTTGTGGTCAGCTCCCTTGATACCTTGGTCAAGATTAGTAAGCATAGCGGCACCACGGTCACCTCTAAGCTCAGGGGTAGCGGAGCCAATAGCTGCTTGTAGGGAAGCAATGTTACCAAATTGCTGTTCGCTCATCTTAACTAACCCTTGGCTTACACTGCTGGCTAAGAGGGTAGTAGACCGGATCATTTCTTCCTGCCTACCGTCCATGTTAGTGGCTGATATAGCACCTGCAATCAACTCAGCAAAGTGCTTCATATCACCTTCTTCCATAGTACCCATTTGCCTAAACATGTTAAACCCAGGAGCTAGAGCATCAGAGCCTACACCGAAAGCCCTACCAAACTGCTGACCAGATTCAACGTCCTGCAAGGACTTGGCACGGTCTCCAGTACCCCCCTGCATCAGTAGGGATTGTAAGGCAACAGTATCAGAGGAGTTGTAGCCGTATTCACGACCTACCTTTTCTAGGCGGCTGATGTTAGACTCATCACTACCATCATAAGCTCCACGTTGAGTAATGTCACGCACCCTAGCCTCACGGTCACGTACAAGGTCTTTACCAGTTCCTAGGTAGTTGACTAGGGCACCTATGGAAGATATAATTCCAGTGCTGCCCGCCACGTTGACCATAGCTTGCATCTGGTGCTTGGTATAAGGGTCTAGCTCATGCAAATTGTTTACACGATCCGCATGAGTACCTCCCCTATTGCGCTCTCCCTCTATCTGACGCATGATCTCAGCCATACGGTCAAGTTCAGCCTTTAGAGGTCTGAGAGTATCCACATTCCCCTGTGCTTCCTTCAGCTTGCGCTCATGATACTCAACGATCCTAGGAGACGCTACGTCCCCCCATTTGTTACCACCTTGTGCCCTATTGAGGGCTTGTTGTCGCCTAGCCAGATCAGCTACAGCCTTCTGCTGTTTAGCATGATAATCCTGACTCATCCTACCCAAGTTGTCATAATGCTTGTCGTAAGTCTTCTCTATTTCGGCTAGAATCTTACGATACATAGCAACCTGTTTAGGGCTAAGGAAGCCCTTTTGTTGACGCTCCCCTTGGTCTGCTAGGTCGCCTATCTTGTTGACCTGACGTTCCAGTTGGGATAAGTTACGTAGGGCTTCCTGTATCTCAGCTGTGACCTTTACATTCACCTTACGCTGAGACCCACTATTGGGCGAATTAGAAGCTGCCATATCTACACCTCCTCCCATTCTCTCTTATCAAGATTTGTAGGAGTTTCCCCATCGGAGGTTGCGACCTCCCCGAAGGATTCGGAAGGGGTGACGGACGGAGATTCGCCTACAATGTTGCTATCAAGTTCCCCATCCGGTTCGTCGGCGTCCCACTCCTTGTCAAAGTCTGGGTCGTGGTAATGCTCTGGTTCATCGTCCTTATACTCTGGATCGTTTGTATTACCGTTCCTAGGCTTCTTAGCCGCTTGGATGTCCAGTTCCCAATGGTGATATAAGAGCTGTAGCTGCTCCTCGGTCAGATTAAGAAACCTGTCCTCCGTTGGTAGCACCTTGAACTCCTTCATTACCCACCACTGGAACCTCGCTTCGTCCGTCTGTGCTAGGCTCTTTAGGTTGATCTCCTGTAGGCTTTTTGCGAAAGGAGTTTACCCATTCCATGTATTCTAGGAATACAGCCTCCAGGATATCATAATCCAGGTCAGGGTCTTCTACATCAAACCATGTTGGCTTCTCATCAATTACAACATCGAGGGTAGCCATGATGTGAGACAGATTGTCTGTGATATTGTCAAGTGGCATTACGCCACCTAACAGGACAGACTTGTTCACACCTATTTGCATACGCTCTAGCTGGGTTGGGTGGTGGACTACGAACTTGCCCTTAGTGAACTTAGGGTTGATATCAGTGAACTCAGCATAGAACGCATGAGTACGTTTATTACCCTTTGTTACCTCTGCTAGGGCTTTACTTCTAATGGTTTTCAGCACTTCCGGCTGTATGTTAGACATGTGGCTCATTCCTCCTAAATAGTATTCACAAATAAAATAGGAGCATGAGATGGATGAACCATACTCATGCTCCTATTATAGGGCTCGTCGCTATTAGGCGAGAAGCGTACCAGGTGCAGTACCGCCAGTTCCACCAGTGGTTGGTGTAGTGTCTTCCGCTGCTCCTTTGGCATACAGGTAAGTGAATGTAGCATTCTCACCTGCAATGGAGTTTACACGGAACGTCTCACGATACGTTACGATTGTGCAACCGTGGTAGGCACGTACTGTCTTCTGAGTATACTTGTCGATAATCTCGATCGTAATAGTACCCTTCTTCAGAACGTCCTCACCTACAGCAGCCATACCCAGTTTCACTAGGTCAGACTTACGAACGAAGAATCGCTCTAGGTTAATAGAGCCCTCGTAACGTAGGTTGATGTGCTCCTGTGGCATGATGGAACCGATTTCATATACGCCCTCGGTACCGAAGTTACGCTCACCGTCAATACCTTGTGCTTTACCCACGATTGCGGTACCCACTTTGATATTGATGGTATGCCCCGAGTGTACTGTTTGATCATCAACTGTAGCCATGTCAGGTCACCTCCTATTATACAGTCTCAGGTACAAAGTGGCTGGTTACCAGAATGTAGTTGGTAGGTTCAGCAGGAGCTACTTGGTAATCCACGTAGATCACAGTGCCGACTACACGAACCACAATGTTGCGGTATGACGTGATGTCACCATCTTTGATAGCCTGTTCCAGAATGTCGATTGTAGCAGTAGTGACAGAAGCGGATGTAGCACGTAGACCTTTCTTACCGACAAAGCGGTCTTCCAGAGTCTTACGTACACGTTCGGATAGGCTGTCTGCCCCGCGACGTACTGAGATTTCACGATACAGGGTATTGTTGCCACCAAGGTAGGAAGTGATACCCTGTACTAGGCGGAAACCACCGTTCTGTACTCGTTCCAGTGTCGCTACCCCCGATGTGATCAGATCGTCTACCTCAGGGTCACCTGCTAGCAGCTCTTTTTCAAGCCCTAGGATGCTGAAGTAGTCAAACGTGATAGGTTCGGAAGCAGGTAGTCCAGCTACACGTCCTGCCAACATAGCTGCTGTGAAGAATGCTGGGAGTGGGACTAACCCACCTTGGTGTGCCCGATGGTAGATACCAGGATAAGCTACTACAGCTCTAGAGCTGTTCATAGCTGCCGCACGTTGCTTAACGGCTGTAATGGACTCGTTTACTCCACCACCAACGAATAGCAACTGCTTCTGGTTACGGCGCTCCATTACTCCCACATGGCTTAGAGCCTCTGCATGGATAGAAGCGTCATCGGTTAGCACCACAAGGATGTCAGAGAACTGACGCTTGATAGTGTCGAAGTATGCAGACCATGAAGATGGGGTAGTACCAACTGATCCTCCAGTTAGGTATGTGGAGTCGAAGTCTGTAATAGCACCACCTACCTCAACAGATACCAACTCGGAGTTATTGTTGACACGGTACTCAAGATCAGCTTTAACAGCCTTCAAGTACCCTCCAGTCTTGATGTTTACGTCTGCGACAGCATCGAGCTTAGTTACGTCCAGCCCAGCGCTAGCTAGCTCAACGAACTTAGCCGTGTATCCAGATACGCCGGAGATATGAGCGATGACATCGTCGATGGTAGCGAACTGTCCAGTAGTGAGGTTGATCTCAAGGTCTACTGTAGCGGCAGCGGCATCTACACCAGTCTCTACTGTGATCTTAGTGGCTTTGGAGTCAACCACAGTAACCGTAACCACCGCATACGCGTCAGCCCCAGTGTACTCAAGGTCGATTACCGCCCCCACATTGTCGTACACTTCCGCTTTGTCCAAGTCCCAACGGGTTACAGTGTATTTCTTGCTACCTGTAATAGTGCCCGCTTCCAGCTTAGCTAGAATGCGATTACCACCGTCACCATACTCGACAGATTTTTGTTCAATGCCACCTGCTGTAACAGCAGCCTGTGTAGTCTCATTGGCTACAACAACACCAACTCGGCTAGCACCGCCACCACCCTCAGGAGTAGGAGAGAACATAAGTTCCAGAGCGGTCATCAAGTCTCCACCGCGCAGGTACTCTCTAGCAGTATCAGTACCAGAGAAGTATTTGATTTCCCCAGCCTTACCTGCCAAAGCTTTTCCCACCACTACAGGCAAGTTAAGCCCACCAGGAGTGACAGCAGTCATAGCCGAAGCATCAATGCTATCATAAGCCCCCGGATGCACAATTCTACGTCCATTAAAGTTTACGCCGTAGTCGTTAAGTGCCATTGGTTACACCCCTTTACTAGAGTTTACGATTCTTGTACTGTTCAAGCAACTCACGCCACTCGCTAAGCCGCATCCACTCTTTACCACCCGCATAGGCGATAAATCCAGCCTTCTGTACCTCAGTCATGTCTCTGACTGTGAACAGGAACTCTTTTCTATGGATACGAGGTTGTGGTGGCTGTAGGGAAATGGGAGTGCGAGTTACCGATTCTTGCACTTTCTTAGTCATCGGTACGACCTCCTGTGTCAAAGGATACCGACTGGTTAACCTCCACACCGCCTACATAGGTGATGTCCTCTATAGGAACGGATGGGGCGATCTGACACCAGAAGGTTAGAGCTCTTCTATATACGAATTCAGGGAAGTAGCTAGTAGCTGGCTCGAAGTCAGTTCCACCTAGCTTCTGTCTGAACAAGCCCTTGCCGTCTAAACCATCCCTACCGGACAGTAGAGACCACTTCACAAGGTGGTAAAGGTCTACAGTCAAGTCACCATTCTGTGACCAGCATTCCAGCCTATAGTTGACCTCATATAAGGTTTCCATATGGACTTTAGCCGTATGTCTATAATCGAAGGTGATCTCTACTATGTCCTCATCCTCTACCTCGTCTGTGGTGAAGGCTATCAGACCTTGAGACTCATTGGCTACGTAGTATCCATCTGGGTCTAATACAAAGCCTTTAGTTTTGTTAACGACTTGGTAGACTCCTACCAAAGGTACGTTTGGTACCCTTGTATAGGGTGCTCCCATGTCGCCATCAGCCCTGAATACGACCTCTCCCTCAGCAGTATGCTGACGGATGTCTGCATCCTCGTCATCTATATAGTCACCTAGCCCAATCTGACTTTCCTCCTCATTTGAGAGCAGTATGCACACACATGGGAGTTCATTAGGTGTTCTAGGATAACCTTTGATGACTTTGATAGGCGTGGACTGTAAATACGCCCTAAGTTTAGCTAGCCTAGTCTCACTGGTGGACAACACGGAACCAACGTATTCCGGATTAGCCTTCAGATAACCTAGCTTGCTTTGTATCAACTCACTTAAATAA